CGAGTGATTTCCCCTTCCAGCTTCGAAGCAAAAACCTTCATGTCCCCGCGGAGTCCGTGAACGACCTCCACCAAGTCGTCTATCTTCTCCAGGGCCAGAACTGAATTGTCGAGGTATCCCGTCTCCACATCCTTTACGTCGTCGCTGAGGGACTTGACGACGAACCCCGAGACGGTGGTGGAAATACCGATCAGGAGGAGGATGACGAAAGTGAAAATCCAGCTGCTCAGTTTCTTCTTCATATCTCCCTTCAGTTCCCCGATTTCCTCGCACTTCGTCACGATCTCCCCGTGAGGTTCTCCACATGTGCCTTCGCAGTGCTCTGGTGGCGTCATCTTCCCTTTCCTCCCTCGGTTCTCCCTCCCTGTTACTCCTTTGTTATCCTTCGCCCAGCTGCCTCTTGATGTCGTTGATTTCCTGCTCAACCTCAGCAGCTGATTCCTCCAATCCTTCCATCTTCCCGCGTGCAATCCCAGCCCTGGACAGGAACTCCCCGAGCCTGGACTTTGAATCCCGCAGACGTTTTATCAACTGGGCACGCTCCGTCGCAGATAGCGCAGCCGGCATCGGAACTGGAACCGGAGCAACCTCCTCCACGGCGCTCTCTTCGGCTTCTTCCTGGATCTCCTCTTCCGTTCCTCTCTCTTCCTCAGACATGACTGCCTCCTTTCTTTTTAGATAACAGTTGCTCCATCATTATAATCAGCGTGAAAATATGCAGAAGGATCAAAGTTGAGAGCGACGATTTTCACCGTGGCCTCCTCCGAGATTTCGACCTCCTCAATCATGTACAACCAGATCTCATCCTCGGCTCTCCCGATCCCATACGGATCCCCCTCCACTCCCCCCGTATTGGATTCGACATTGAACGTGTCCGTCTCTTCGTCGAAAGGCCCGGTGATGTTCCGTTTCCTCATTGAGGTCCCTCTCCGAACCCAGATTACGCAGTTGTCATCGAATATCGAAGAGTTCAATGTGATTTCCCGATCCAATGTGATCGTGGTCCCGGTAGAGCTGATCACCCGTCCTCCGTGGGTGTAATAATGCATCTCGTGTTGGACGGCTATCACGTCCCCGATCTCGCAAGCCACCGCATCCACGTCGGTATCAAATTCGATCCTCTTCTTGGTACTCCGAGCAATCTGCAACCGGAAGATGGCTTCCCTTCGGGCGTGGTCCCTCTTGGTAATCCCGGGGATGAAGTAAGAAACCATATTGGCAGCTTCCGTGGCTTCATCCCATTCGTTGACATCTGCTTGAACTTCGTCCTTCAAATAATCGGCATCCTCGTTGGAAAACTCAATCACCACCCGGTCCGGTTTGCTTTCCGGTTCCATCCAGGTCGTCTTCATCGATCCCTCTTTAATGTTTCCGGAGGTGAAGATCTGGACTGGGGTGATGTCATCCGGATCAGAAGAAGAAGGCTCCGTGAAGGAAGCATAGTATTTGTTTCCAATCATCTTGATCCGGCCGCGGCCCACAATCGCAGCCATCTCGATAGCATCCCAAACCGTCTTCTTCTTGACGTCGTAAATCATATTTGCCTTACAACGAGGAATTGAATTCACCGAGTAATGGCAATAAGCAGCCCACTCCAGAAAGCTGTCATAATCGAGTTGCTTCGGGTCGATCCCCGCACCATAGTATCCCATCCGGGTCCCGTCCGGCTTGTACCACCCGTTGGTAAGAACATCCCAAACGATCCAAGCCGGATTCGTAAAGGAGACCGTTGTCCCAGTAATGGTTACATAGGCTGATCCGTTCCACCGAGTGAGAGGAGTTTCCGTGTTCTCCGTCCTCTCGCAGATCACATTGATCTTCGGAACCTGTGCGACCCTTCTTCCGGCTTTGATCTCAATAGCCACCCAAGCCGTTCCCTGATAGGCTGGACTCCGGTTTAAATACCGGGTAGTGGCTCGGAGTTGCATATGATTCCGGCGTCTCTGACATCCCCGGGTGGGATTCAAAACTCGAACCCTCCAGGTGGGATGAAGAAAGCCCTCCTGGACGGCCATCGTCACTTGGCCCCAGGCTCCGGAAGACATCCCCTCTATTTCATCCCCCACCTCAAGATTCCACATGAAGGAATCTATATTCTCCAAAGTCTCGCACCCAATATAAAGCCTCCACCCGGAAGCCCCGTGACTCCACCCCAGGATGATAGCAGACAAATAACCACCCATTCCTCCGTACTGTGACCCCCAGCCCTGATAGAGCCGAATCACCTCCCCCATCTGCCAGGGCTTGTCATACCAGGGATCCAAAGGATCTTCGTCAGCCTTCGGAGGGGAAGGAATTGTTAGTACATCAATATAACGGAATGGAATCTCTACTGATCTCCCAACAGGACCTGACGCTTGCCCCCACATCGTTCTACAATTGTAAAGATTTGTATTGTCAAACGGATAATTTGCTGTGCTCGGGTGATTATAGACAGCTCCCCAATTGGCGCAGCTGGCACTTTCCCGGACAGTCATCCCCCATCTTTCTGGATCATGTCTCCAACCGGATCCGTATAGTCCCTCTGGAAACCGGTATTGAATGATAATCCCGTGAGCTTTCCCTTCCATCTCTGTTGTGTGATCCACCGGCTGTTCCAGGTCCTGCATCTCTTCTTCAACTTCAGTACTTCCGGGATTGTAAAGACCGTACCACTTGGCAATTCCAAGGTACATCTTCAATTCGCCTATGATGACCATTGCCCCTTGATTCATGAACCCAGAACGGATCCCCTTACCTATGGAAAAAAACGTATCATAGCTATCTATTTCACCCGTTTCTTTCCATCTCCATCCCTCTGCATGAATGCTTGAATCATTTCCTATTTCGTCTTCAGTATGGTCTGTGATATCTCTCCCGTCCATGAAAAACTTAAACATATCTCCTTCACGCACAAAAGCAAAAGCAGACCACCCGCTACCGTGTTCTCCAAAGTTGTTTGGATGGAACTGTTGGGACCATACTATTGTTAGTTTCTCGTTGTACCCGGAGTTTTCATTCCCCCTCTTCATGATCTCAAACTTCAACCGGATCTTCCCACTGGAATATTTTCGCATCATTACGGACCAGGTCCGTTGCATCGTGAAATCGTAATCGTCATCTGGATCCGGATCGTCCGGCTCAGGAGGATCAGGCCACTCCACTCCCCAGTGCGTCGTTCCCCACATCTGCTCCGGACCGCTTCCAAATATGATGTATTCATTATCGTTGGCCAACCCGGCAATATTGTAATCTTTCATATACCAGGAGACGGTCACTGGGTCCATATACGGATCGCACAACTCTTGGATCCCCGCATCTTCTGAGTTGGATAAATCCCGGAGGGCCGCATAACTATCTGTTGCGTTCAATCGGATGGCTTGGGTGATACCGGCTTCAGTAACCGACGTAATGTTATTGGTATCCACGGGCATCGAAGGAGTCTGGTGGCCCCGAGTCAATCCCCGGAACATGTAGGCTTTGTTTCCGGAGAAACGGAAGTGGAGGGTGTTGTAATGGATCAGATCGTCGTCATGGAACTTCTGCTGATATATCCGGAGGAATATCTCGTTGGCATGGTCATACGTTTCATCTCCGAAATCGGAAGGACCGACGGACGTTTGCATGACCCAATTCGAAAAGCTGGACAGTTTCGTATCATTCAGATATACGTCGTCGGACCCGTTGGGAGCCACGGCCGTCATCGGTCCCTCTCCCAAAGCAAGCTGGATCCTAGTTCCTTCCGTCTCCCCATGAGAATGAGAAAAGACAAACTGGTTGATGATCGTTCCTCCAAGCCGGAACTTCCCATACAGGACCGGGATCGGATTTCCATCCTTCAAAATGTTCTCTTTCACGTTGAATCCGAAAGCCTGAGAGAGGGAAGCCTGGGAATCCTCGAGCCCTCCCTCTACTCCCTCCATCATGTCCTTCAAATTGTCAATGGACTTTTTCATCTCCAGATAGGAATAGATGGAAAAGCCAATGGCAAAAGCAAGACCGATCAGAGCAATAGCAATTGCTGCTCCCTCATATCCAATAGATGGAACCACCAGGACATGATCCCCATCCCGGACATTCCACTGATCGACCTCCCCCGGGAGGAGGAGCTCCGAATTGACGGAGACCCGGAGCTCTTGATCGGAAAAAGGACAAACCTCCTTCAGCATCTCAGAGAGCCGGAAGGGATCCGGAGAAGGATGCTCAAACACCCCCCGGTCTGCCGTCCGGATATTCATCAGATTATGAAGAACCGTATAATTCACCCTCATCCGATCTTCCTCCAAAACCCAAGGATCTTGCTTCCCAACAGGGGAGAGTTTAAACGAAGGACCCGAGCCCCTCTCCTCCCCATATGCATCACCCGATTCTCTTCGATAATTATCCCGATGTGCCCGAAGGTCCCGTTGAAGTGCCGAGAGAAAGCCACCAGGTCTCCGATCCGCGGCTCATCCACCGGACCGTATCCGAAGCCGTTGGCAAAATCCATCATCACTTCGGTGTCGTCATCGAGGTTGCTCTCCTCCCTCTCCGCATACACGTTCTCCAACCGCTCCATCTCCTCCCGGGAGGCCTTCTCCAACATCTCCTCCTGAGTGGGAAAAGGGATCCCGAGGATCTCGTTGCTCACGTAGCAAATCAACCCGAAGCAGTCGAACCGGTCCGGACCGTAGGCTCCGGACTCGAAAGTTGCTGTCATACACTTCGCATATTTATTCATATCATACAGCCACGCTCAGGCTCGAACTGGAGGTTGAACTGGTACTCGACTCCGAAGACACCGAACTGGACTGGCTCGATTCCGAAAGGCTTGAGGAACTCTCAGATGACTTGCTGACACTGAGGCTCGAACTCTCTGAGGAGACACAGCTGGAGGACTCGGAAGAGACGGAACTGCTGCTTGTAGACAAACTAGACGATTCGCTGGATGCGCAAGAGCTGCTGCTGTAGGAGCTGATTGAGGAGGAGCTCTTCGAATCGGCCGAGGATGAGCTCTTCGAATCCGACCAGGAAGAGGACACGCTTGATATGCTGGAGGAACTCTCGGAGGAAGCCTTGCTCTGGCTGGAGCTCTCCGAGGAGAAGCAACAGGAGCTCGAAAGGGAAGAACTCGAGAGGCAAGATGAACTCTCCGAAGACTTACACTGGCTGGAGCTTATCGAGGAAGACTCACTGGAAGCAGAAGGCCACGAAGAAAGAGAAGAAGAACTGAAACTTGCGGACGACGGACTGGACGACGGACTGGACGACGAAGCACTAATGGAAGACTCCGAAAAGCTGCTCAACATCTTCGTCTCACCGCCACCAGTGCTGGCCGCTTGCGTATCTTCGAAGAACCCACCAGGAATCCCCGGGAACCCACCAAAGCAATACCCGGACCATATCCCAGGGGCTGCTTGCCAATAATTAGCATAAACTTGACAATCGGAAAAGGTCTTGTTACAGACTTCTCCAGCAGCCGGACTGGCCTGGCAAGGGAGCTCCCCGAACTTCCACCGGCAGGTGTACCTCCGGTATTTGTTCCGGGGAAACGGCTCCAGCAGGGGATTCCTCAAACTCAGGGAGAGGTAGACAGCTTCAGCCAGGATCTCGCACTTCTTCACAGAAAAAGTTTGATCCACTGCGGGATCCCCGGTCAGGTATCCTGCGTAAATGAGGAGGACCCGAACCTCGTTGTTCAAGAATCCTTCGGTCTGGTTGGCATACCGTTCCATCAACCCACCGATATTACTGACCCCGAGACTCACTGAAGACATCTCACTCCGGGTCTCTCTCAAGGACTCGACCTCGAACGGGAACGGGTGATATCTCTTCCCGTCGAAAACAATCTCCTCGGTGTTCCGGACGAACCGGATCCGGGCTTCCCCGGTATCCATCGTCCCATTTACGAGACCGGCACCGGGAGCTCCGGAGTTGTCATCCACCAGAGCAGCATTATCTGTAAATGTTCCTGAACGATTCTCTATGACAAGAAACCCCTCGACGGCACTCAATTGGACATCAAATATAATATTCGCAGTGGTCCCACCGGAGGAGACATCAGCCCCTTCGTTGAAGTGAGCCGAGCATCCGTCATAGTAAAGAATTTCCCAATCCTCATTAATCAGCTCGACCATAATCAACCACGGATTTGTATCGGTCGTCAGATTCTTCGCCGCTAGTAAAGCACTTGGCAAATCTCTCATTTTAGTTATGCTCCACCTGGATCATCATATGGGAACTCCGGATCTGGCTCCCGAAATAGCTTTCGATCTGTACCATCATCTGCGGACAGTAGATCATATTGACCTGCGGATATCCCCGAACAATCCGGCAAGCAAACCGGACCACTCCCCGAGCTCCCTGGTTGAGGACGGAAAAGGCACTCATGGTCCCGTTCCCTTCGAAGAACTCCCCTCCTCCAGCCGTGAGATCGAATTTGACGGAAGGGAAGAGTCCCCTTTCCTGCCCGTCGATCATCTGGTCCATGATCTCCCTCTGCTCCGGATCGGTCGTGTCGAGAAATCCTTCCAGGAGGATCCCATACAACCGGACCGTGGGTGTATACTTCTTCCAAAGGTCGTACACCTCGGTGGAATCAGCAACCAACCGAGTGAACTGGAGCATCCACCGAGACACCTGCCCGATTGGAGTGCCGGCAAGATACACTATCCCCTCTGTCCCTTCGAAAGCAGCCACCGGTCACTCCTTCGACTTCAATCCGATTTCCAATGTCCCAATCATAGCGGGAGACCAGCTTCCTCCGCCAATAGCAACTGGTCGTGTTAGATACATTTGAGTAACATCTTCAAAAACTCCCATCGGAGGTTCCTTATTTTCCCCACTCATGGCATTATTTGCCCCCTGCCGTAAGAACGGTTCCACATAATTACAATTTGGAAGTCCTTCCTTCCGGATCCTGTATTGGGACTGAACACATATTACAGGGGAACCAACCGTAATATTTTCCAGGTTGGAAGTATGAAGAACATCCACGCCAGCAGTATAGATATAGTCCGTGTCATCTATAGGTCTATCATTCAGAGCTTCCCAGGAAGTCCCTTCCCCTGACGAATTCACCCAGTTCCAATTTGGAAGCCCTACAGCATTCGGCATCGCTCCTTGTATATATCCTGTTCCCGGCCATTCCGTAGTGCTGATATGAAAATCGTCAAAGGCGGAAGTTGCCGAGGAGCTCGAACCGGCGCACCACAAAAACAAATCGTTCAAATAAGGATCACCAGCAGAAGCACCATTTAGATTGACATTATTGCCTTTTAAAATCTGAGCTCCGTTCTTTTTAACTTCATACGAACCAGTTGAAGATCCATAAGGAGGAATCTCTAAGTAAATTTCAAAGCAGTACCAAGTATCTAGTGATAACGGAACAGCATGTTGTTGAATTTTATTTCCCGAATGTGGAGTGCTTTTATAAATTGCCGGATAGGTATTGGAAAGACCGAATGTACAAATGGTGGTATTATTAGGATTTCGTAAACGGACAAGGGACCCTTCCCCATTATTATTATGTGACATCTGAACGCGAAATTTTATATATATTTCATTTTCGGTTGTCCCTATAAACGGAGTCAAAGGCACCAACAACTTCGAGCCCGGATATTCCATGAACAAAACGTAATTCCCGTAAGAAGGATCAGTGAAAGAAGTCCCATTCCAATCATCGGGAACATCGTCTTTATGCTTTGCTGCCACTGCTCCACCGGGGGGATTAGCTGGATCGGCTTCATAAAATGTAAACAAATCCCCGCTCTCGAATCCATCTATAAAAACCGGAGCTGCCATCCTTATGTCTCCCGAAGAGTCAGCTGGAGCTTCCAGAATTTCAAAGGCCCGGATTCGTTCCGGCCGGCTGTGACGTACTCAAATTGGACGCTGTCCTCTACCATCCGGACCTCTATCGTCTCCCCGTCCGGAGAGATCCAGTCGAAGACGTAGGCTCCAAACACCGATTCGTTCTCGAAAAATTCGAGGATATCTGCCTTCTGGCTCTGCGTAAGAGCCGTCCACCGGAGCTCAAACTCCCTCCGGGTCCGGGTCCACTTCGGCCGGGTCAGTTCATATCCCGTTTCAAACTCCGTCCGGTGGACCTTTCGGAGATGCCTTTCCGTGTGCGTCTCGCTCGGCTGCGGTAAAGTTGCGGGCCAGTTCGCCATGATTATCTCCCTCCACCTATCCCAAGACCTCTTCGGAAGTGCTGTTTGAAATCCGGAGAGGTATTGAGGCTCTCCAGAACAATATCCTGAATCTGTTTCCGGCCGTCCCGTCTCTGACCGGCCGGCGTAGCCTTGACATCTTCTCGGCTCTTGTTAATCAGGTTCACGGTCACCTCCGAGGGCTTCTCCTCCCTGTCCAACTCCCTCCCTGCGATATGGGTATCCAATCCCCGAGACCCGAGCCTGTCCTGTCGGAAGGAACCGGAGGAATCCCTCTGGACTTCCATATCATACAGCCGGTTCATAATCTCCTGAGTGGGACCGTGAATACTTCCAGCTCGGAAAACGTCCGGCCGCCGGCCCTGGCCTTCTGTCACGGGAGCAGCAGCCGAAAGAGCACTAAACCCGGTGAGCTCGTTGACCGTGTATTCCGGAGAGAGCATTCCCAAGTCCCCACGGGTCCCCTCCACCCCAGCCAATCGGATCGTCTCGAACCCCTGATAGGCATCGAACATCGAAGCCTCAAACCTTTGAGAGTCCTGGACCCGTCTCTCCTTCTTCCAGTCCATGATATTGGAGAAGACCCGGGAAGCAGATACTCTCTCCGCAGACTCCGAAGCATCGGAAGAGATACCCGTGAGGATATCCTTCTGGATACTCCGGAACTCCTCCGGCTGTTCGACCGATTGCATATTGGCCGTGGTAGGGTTGAGAAGGAAATCGACCAGGGGAGAATATTGACTCACCGTGTCCCGGTCGATCACTGCCTCTCCCACCTGAAGAATGTACGGGATCTCATCATGCCGGAGTCCCTTCTTCCCGGGTCTCTTCGGACCGGTCTTGATCGGACCGGAAAGCCCGGTGCTGGCATTCATCCTCCCCCGGCTCGGCCGAGCAGAGACCCCGGGAAGACCTCCGACATGCATCGTGGGAAGGAGAAAACCCCCATCATGGGCAGGTCCCCCGACCCCGTGACCTACGCTTCCGGCAGGAGCAGACAGAGCCCCTCCCTCATGACCCGACCCGAGAGCCGATCCGATTCCTTTGATCATCTTCATCACCATATATTCGATCAGGAGTTGCATGATGATATCCATAATCATCTTGATTACCTTCTGGCCCATCTCCGCAAAAGCCTGATCAACGTCCTTCGTTCCCATAATGATATCGGAAAAGGCAGACCCAAACCCGGAGGACATCGAGCTCACGAGACCGTCGACCTTGGACCCAGCTCCTTGTACGAAAGAGTCCCAATCCCCGTGCGACTTCTGGAGCTGTTGGCCTATACTGCTGAAGAACCCGGCTTGTTTTCCTTCCATATTCGCCAGGGTCGCAGCCTGGATCTCTTC